ACGCCATGCCCATTGTTTCGGGCTCGCCGACACGTTCGAGGATCGGTTTCGCCGCTTCGCCGATCGCCTTTGCGAGATCGGCCTCGAACCCGACCTCGCGCAACACGCCGACCAGGTCCGCAATGGAGGGGTGAACGCCGCCCTCGAGCAGCGACTTGACCGATTGGACCCGCGCCTGGATCAACATCGGCATGGTGACGAGGGACACCTCGACCAGCGTCACCTTTTTCAGGAGGTAGACGCCGCGCCGCTTGGGGTCCTCCTCCGCGCCGGCCGCCGGGATGCGATAGCCGATCGACATGCCGCCGAGCGCCTTATTCCGGAGAAGCGACAGCGCCCGCTTGGCGACCGGATTGTCCTCGAGAACGAGCTGCCCCTCCGCATAGAGGCCCTTGGTATCCTCGGCGAGATCGACCCAGGTCCCGAGCGGCTCGGTCCGATCGTGCTGCCAGAGCATCGGAATTAGCCGGCCGGCGGACTTCGCCTCGACCAGGCCCTCGATAAACGCGCCAGGCTGGACCGCGTCGCCGCCCTGATCCACCACGTTAAATACGGACGCGTAGCCCTTGAACCGCCCCTCCGGCGTCACGTCCTCGGCCTTGAAATGGAATGGGACCTCGAGCCGCCGCCCGTGGAACTCCGCGTCTTTTTGGTGGATCGTCATCGCATCGCCTCCGCTGATCGAGACGGACATACGCGAACGGCCCCGCCGTTTCCAGCGGGGCCGCTATCAGTAGGGGTTTTCGCACCGCACCGGACCGAACCAGCCGCCTTTACCCAGGACCACGGATTTAATCTGCGCCCTCGGGCTTCCCAGGCCCGCTATTCCTAAAACCGGGATCGCCGAGAGAGGGACTTATCGCCGCCGGCCGGCCGACTTGCCCTCTCTCGACTTGACGCTGTGAAGTGTGTCCCCTGCGCCCATCGGACAATGTAACCGCTTCACTCGGCCGGGGGAGCTAGGCGACTTAATCACGCCCCCGAAGTCCTTACAAACCGAGCAGGACACCACCCCCAAGGGAGCTGTTGACCCGGTCGCGCGCCGTCCTAGACAATCGCCCTGTCCCATGGCGGCCGGTCGATTGCAAGCCCCCTAGTCCCCCTCGCCGGATGGGACCGGGACCGCTTGCAGCGCCGCGCCGATCGGGACGTTTTGCGCCTGCATCCGGGGGACGTCGCCACCGGGGACAGGGGGCAACCCCTCGAGCCGGCGACATTCGTTGATGGTCATAATCCCCGCCCGCGTCATCACTTCGTAGAACGCCGAACGCCCCTTGCTATCTGCGCGGAGGAGGGCCTCGATATTGTAGCGGAGGTAATACCCGGCCGCGCGATCGGCCGGGGTGAGAACTTGCATGTTCCCGCTTTCCTCGATCCGCTTGAACCGGCGTCGGAGCCCATACTTGACCCACCCGAGCGTAATCTCCTGGATGCCGGTCCCCCAGCTCGACACCTTCTCGGTATGGCCGACCAGGACAGGCGGGGTCCCGAACAGGCGACAGACCTCCTCCACCGAGAACCCGCGCGAGGCGAGCATTTGGGCTTCTTCCGGCGAGAAGGAAATTTGATGCCACTGGACGCCGCCCTCCAAGATCATCGGCTTTCCGGATTGCGCCGCGCCCTGCAGCTTCTCGACGTCGCGACGCGCGTCCGCCTTGCGCGTGTCCGTAAGCCAATCCTGATAGGACAGGATGCCGGACGGGCGGACCCCGTTTTTAAACGTCGTCGCGGCCGCCTTGTCGAGCGCCTGGGCGAGGCCGAACACCTGGCGACCGGCCGCCAGCGTAGACACGCCTCCGAGGGGCGATCCGCCAAACCCTCGGACGTGCCAAATGTCGTCGGCCGTGAACGTGTCCACCCGGCCGCGCCAATCGCGGACCCGGTACTCGATCACGCCCGTCTGCCAGTTGCGCGAGACGTAAACGTCGTCCGGATCGTAAGGCGTAAGGGAGACGATCGAACCCCCGGCCGCTAGCCGGCCTTTGCGGACGTAGGCGTTCCCGCGCAGCTCGAGCGACGTCGCCATGAATTCGAGGACGTCAATCTTAGTCTGTTCGAGGTTCGGCTGCGCTATCAGGCGGGAGAGCCAATGGTCGCGAGCCTGCTCGGGAAAGCCCGTCCGGGGATTGTTGCGCCACACCTCGAGCGGCAGCGTCCCGAGAACGCCCGCGATCAGGTTCACGCAAGCCCAGGCGGTTGACAGGCCGAGGACGGTCCCCGGCGTGACACTCTCCCCGGCGTGACTGTCATCAGTAGGCCACCCCTCCCGGTTCACCAGCGACAGGCGCGTGACGACGAACGAGAGCGCCTTCTCGAACCAATTCGGCTCCGCCTTGGAGCTGATCGGGGTGACGATGTCCGTCCCCCGGCGACTATCGATCGCCAGCGGGTTCAACACGTCCACAGCGTTTTTTCGCTTCATCCTAGCCCGCCCTCCACGTCGCCAAGCAGCGCGACCGCCGCGCCTAAGGCCATGCACACGGCGACCGCCGCATCGATCTTATTAACCGAGCGGACCTTCGTAAGCCACCGGTTACCCCACTTGTCAGTTTCGGTTGCGGCCGAGAGCAGCGCCGAGATCAGAACAGGATTGCGGCGAAGTCGGATGCGCCGCTCGAGGAGCGCCTCCTCGAACGCCATGACAGACCCCGGCATCCATAGCCCCTCCGCCTCGCGCGGCGGGTTGGCCTGGCGAGCGACGCGCTTCATCTCCTCGGTAACTTTGCCCTTTTTTACACCGCCCTGCGGATGCTCGACGAACTCGATCGAGATGCCGACTTGATCGACAAACGTCTCGAGCGAACGGAACGCGTAGCGATCGTATGCCACGAGGCGGAGATCGAACTCGTCCGCGTCCTCGGCGAGGGACTGCGCTACGTGGAGATAATCCACGATCTGCCCCGGCGGGGCATATAGCCACCCGTCCTCCGCCCACAGGTCGTAAGGCAGCTTGTCGGCGATCGAGCGCGCCTTGATCGTGTCGCCGGGGGTCCATGCCTCTACCCAAACGTCGAACGTCGGTTTTTTCACCATCACGACGGCCGGCAGCTCGTCCCCCTCCTCGTCCAGAGGCGGACCCCCGTTGTCGCCCCACCGACGAACCGGGACCTCGACAAAGCCGGTTTTCACGCAACATGCTTTAACGGTGAGATCGCGCCGCTGCGAAAGGTCGAGCCCGTTGACGATCGGCTCCCCCGCGTGTTCGCCGGGGTCGAAATCGGAGAGGCACGGATCGACAATGTCGCGTGTCAGCCAGGCGACGGACGCCTCGGTCCACATGCAGAAATGCAGGCGGAGGATTTCGTTTCGGGTCGAGGGGATATTCGCCGCGTCGCGGACCAGGCCGGCGAGATATTCCTCGGTAACAGTGATGCCGAGGAGCGGGTTCGCCTTGATCCAGCATGACGGATCGCGGAGCGGATCGTCGTCTTTGTCGAGCGCGCAGACATAGGAGAACGTGTCGTCGTCTATCGGATCGCCGACGTAAGTCCCGTCCGGCCCGACCGGGTCCGGGGAGCCCGCCGCGACGCGGATCGCGTGATCGTGTTCCTGCCCGGCGACCGAATTGGGATCGGAGCCCGAGTTAGTAATCATGAACAGGAGCGGCTCGCGTCGGAACTTGAACCCGCGCTCGAGCATGTCGAGGATACGCCGGTCCGCCATCTCGTGAATTTCGTCGGCGAGGATGCCGAACGGCCGCAAGCCCGACCCCGTCTTACCCGTCTCGCGCGAGGCCGGCCGGAAAAACGAGCCGGAGGAATGATGGGCGAGGTTGTATTCTTTGCCGACCGTTCCGGAGATCGCGATCCGCTTTTTCAGCGCGGGCGATTGGCGCACCATCTTGACCGCGTCCCGGAATAGGATCGCCGCCTGATCCTTTTTCGCGGCCGCCGAATATATCTCGGCCCCGGCCTCCCCCTCCATCGATAACAGGTTGAGCGCGATCCCGCCCGCGAGCGGCGACTTGCCGTTGCCCTTCCCCATTTCCACGAACGCGCGTCGGAAGCGCCGGACCCAAGCGCCAGGGACGCGGCGCTCGGACTGCCAGCCGAAAACCGAGCCGACGATAAAGCACTGCGCCGGCTCGAGCTTCATCGCGAGGCCGTCGAATTGGCCCTCCGAGAGCCGAAACACGTCCTCGAACATTTGAATTTTATGCTCGGCGAGATCGAGGTTCCACCGGAGCCCCCGACCCTTCCCCTTTTTCAGGTCGTCCAGGTGACGACGACACGCGTTCCGAACATGCGGACCCGCGACGATCGAGCCGGCGCAAACGTCTTTCGCGTAGGACGTCGTCCGATCACGCGAAATACTTCGCCGCTGGGTCGTTTTCTTCGCCGGCATCGCCCATGCTTATCCTTGTTCGGGCCGCAGGGGATAGCCCCAGCTCCGCGCCGAGCGCCTTGATCGTCTTAGCTTGCGTGTTGATGATCCCCACGTAGGGCGACTGCATCACCATCCCCTTAGGGCTTTTCAGCAGGAGAGACGAGGCGCGGAGCTTCTCCGCCGCTTCATCCTGCAGCGCGACCGCGCGACAGAACGCGACCAGGACGAACTGATCGACCATTTTAAGCATGCCGGGGGGCAGCTCCGAGCCGACCAGGTTCCAGACTTCCTGCTCGCGCGGGGTGAGCTTGGCCGATCGCGGAGGCTCGCCGAGCGCGTTGACCGGGACCGGGATATCGGCGGGAGCGGCTTGTCGCCTATCCTTCCGATCCCGGCCGCCCTCGATCGCTTTCAACTCGGGGGGCTTTACTTGCCGTCCCATGCCGGCCCCTCCCCCGGTAGTCTTTCGTAACGAGGCGCGTCCCGAATAAGCAGGCACACAGTTAGCCGGCCGAGGGAAATTCCCCAGAGCTTACGGATCGGCCATACGTTGTAACCGGTCCAGGCGGCCGCGCCTCCTTTGCGTTTGAGCAGCGTCGAATGGCGCAGCCACAGGGAAGCCGGGTGATTGAGTTTGCCCCTATGCAGCACTGCGCCCGCCTTGCTCGATCTGCGCGAACGTCCGGCCGTCGCCGTCAAGGGTCGCGACGCGGCCGGTATAATCCTGCCAACGCTTGACGATCACGTCCACGAACCTGGGCTCTAGCTCGTTCAGCCGGGCGACCCGCTCCATCATTTCGCAGGCGATCAGCGTCGAACCCGAACCCCCGAACGGGTCGAGGATCACGTCGCCTTGCCTGGTCGAGTTGCGGAGCATGCGCTCGATCAGCGCGACCGGTTTCATCGTCGGATGCCCCTCGCTCTTTTTCGGCTTGGGGATGCCGCGAATGACGGTCGGCTCCACCGCCTCGGCCGTGAATTCGGTCCCCCGAACTATTAGGGACTCCTGGCCCACCCGGACGGTAAGCGAACCGTCCTCGTTCATCGCGAACACCGATCCGGCCGCCAGGTCGAGAACCGTCGTCTGCTTTCGGCCGCCAAACCACTTGTGAGCCGCGCCAGGCTTCCACCCGTAGAGGATAGGCTCATGTTGCCATTGATAGTCGGCGCGGCCGAGGAGGAGGACGTCCTTAGCCCATATCAGCGCAGACGAGAGCTTAAAGCCGGCAGTCGCGAACGCCCGCATGAACGCCGCCCCCTCGGTATGGGCATGCGCGACGTAGATCGGCGCGCCCGGCTTCATCGAACCGAACGTCGCGAGGAGCGCGTCCGCGAGGAACTCCTCGAACTCCTCGGCCGGGAGGCTGTCGTTCGCGATCCGCGATTTCGCCTTGTCCTCCTCGGTCCGGCGAGCGCCGCCCGAATAGCTGATGTTGTAAGGCGGATCGGTCCACACGCCGTCCGCCTTACCCTCGGCCATCACGCGCGCCAGGTCGTCCGGGTTGGTGCTGTCGCCGCAGCCGACGCGATGCGGGCCGAGGAGCCACACGTCCCCGCGCTTGGCGACGTGCTTCTCCTGGACGTCGGGAGCGTCGTCCGGGTCCGTCAAACCGGGCTTGCGGTCCGGGTCCATGTCCGCAATTTCATCGGCCGTGAACCCGGTTAGGTCCAGGTCAAACCCCATCTCCGCCAGGTCGCGCAGCTCGGCCGCGAGGAGCCTCATATCCCACCCGGCATTTTCCGCGAGCTTGTTATCGGCGATCACGTAGGCTCGGACCTGGGCGTCCGACCATCCCTCGGCTTCCAACGTCGGGACCTCGACCAGGCCGAGCTTTTGCGCCGCCAGGATGCGGCCATGCCCGGCTATAATCGAGCTGTCCTCGGAGCGCGTTAGGACCGGAGCCGTCCAACCGAACTCGCGGATCGAGGCGACGATTTGCGCGACCTGGTCCTCCGAATGGGTCCGCGCGTTTTTCGCGTAAGGGACCAAGTCCGCGACCAGGCGCATGCGGGGCCGCGACGTCGGCCATCCGGCAGCGTCGAGCGTGTCCGCCGTGTTCATCGTCTCGCGCGCGATCCGCTTCGCCTCCTCGGCCGGCTTCTCGCGCGCCGGGTTCGCCTGGTCGGCCAGCTCGGAGGCGCGGGGCTTGCGGCCGGTCACTTTCCAAACTCCCGGAGCGCCGGCCGAGCGAGAACCTTCTCCTGCAACCGGTGGAGGGTTTGACGGAACTCGACCAGGTCGTCCGAGTGTTGAGCCGGCAGGGCGAGGAACGCGTTCCAAGCATCCGCGAGGATCGCCAAAACCTTGTTTTCGTCGTCAGTTAGCATTGCAGCTCCTCCGGGTTGTCGGGCCACCCTTAGCCCCGATTGAAATATCGCCCACGCAAAAAAAAAAGCCGGGCGCCGATGTCCAGCAAAAAGGCCCAGCCTTTTCAGATCCCCCCTCTATTGCTGGACCTTGAAAGAATGTTGCGCGCAATTTTGTTGCTGAAAAATCGGAATGGTCGTTTTGTAATTTTATTGCGCGCAATGATGTTGCTGTGGGGCGACGTTATCGAACCCGGTCGGAGGGGATCGAGAACCTCGGATCGCGAGCCATCGTCCAGGCCCGCGAGACAGGCGACAACGGAGTGACCGTGACGCCGGCATGCTCCCCGGTCCCACCTACATTCCGGGACCGAGCCTCGGCCGACATAGCCTCGAACTTAGCCCGATCGACAATACCCTCGAGCCGAGCCGCATAGTCTCGCATCGCGACCAGGCGCACCCGTTGCATGTTGATTACGATCACGGACACCACCAGCGCCGCCGTTGCTAGGTAAGCGATTAACGTCATGCCTTGTCCTCCACAGGATACCCATCTGCCCCGATCACCGCGCGCTTGCGGGGGGCCTTCTCCGCCGACCAGGGGAGACGTGCGCGCAGATACCATTGATCGACTATCTCGACGTGACGCGCGATGCACGACGACGGCGCGCGACGGATCACACGACGGACGCACTCAGCCTTGCCGGGGTCCAGGTGGCGCCAATCGGCAGGGTTGAGCTTTGACCGCCACCATTCGCGCTCCGCCACCGAGGGCGCGGACACGATCAGCCAAGCCTGGGAACGACCAGGCATTTGCGAGAGCGATCCGAGGAGCGCGTTCCGAGCCCGGATCGCTCGGTTCAACAGCTCGCCTGTCCAACGCCTAGCCGGCGCAAAGCCCGGCGCGATCCTCTCCGCCAGGTCGTCTAGGTCGATCACGACGTCCCGGCCGCCGGCCTCCCGCTCGACAAGCGTTGACTTCCCCGACGCGGGCGGACCCGAGACGATCGTCAGCCTACAGCTTGCCGGGCGCAGCCAATCTGGATGGGTTGCCGCGCCGCCGGTTGAGGCTTGTTCGAGCGCCGTCTTGATCGCGTGGCAAGCAAGGCAAAGCCCTTGGATATTCTCGTCAACGTCCTCGCCGCCGAGCGCCAGGCAAAGGATATGATCCATCTCGTCCGCAGCTCGGACGATCCCTCGTGCCTCGCAATGCTCGCACACGGGATGCGCTGCACGACGGCGCGCGAGCGCCGCCTGCCCGGCCCGGCCGGTCATTCGCTTTCCCATACTCGCCTCTCCAAGGTCATTCGATACTTACGGCCGTCGATCATAACCTCCGTCCACCAGCTCGCGACGGCCGCTCCTTCGCCGGTTAGGTCCTCATTTCCCGCCAGGCGGAGCATATCCTCGATGCTCCGCGCCCCGCGTTGGAGGGTGAGGGTCCCCGAAACGTCCGGCGGGATAGCGCGCTCGGCCTTCCGCATAGACGACCATGATCGCCACATGACCCAGCATAGCACCGCCCACCAGAACCACCGTTCCGCAGTCATCGGACGGTGACCTTCGGGCGCTTGAAATAGGCCACCGAATTGACCGACGCCCGATCGGACGGACCGACGACGCCGACCAGCTCCCATCCTCGTTCGCCTAGTCCGTTCAACGTATCGAGCGGGTTTGGACCGCCGTTCAGGTGACCGTTCAGGCCGTCAAATTTCACGGTCGCATATTCCCAAGTTTTCACGTCCGCTTCCCTCCTACAGGCGGCCGCAACGTCAGCTCGCCGATTAGCTTACCGATCGAGGCCGGAGCGTTGCGACGCTCGACGCTCGCCATGAAATCGCGCCGAGCTGCGAGCATCGCGCCGACGTCCGGGATCGCGGCAATCCTCGCCATTTCGCGACGATCGTCATCCGACATGCCTACCGGGTCCGCTACGTGGTTCGCGACGATCCGGCGGACACCCGTCACCCGTCCGGCTTCCGGCTCGAACACGTCGGGCCAAGTGTTGACGGTCGAGCGATCGAGGACGTCGCCAGCATGCCAGCCTGCCGCGCCGATCTCGTCCAGCTTGGCGAGAACCTTCGTTGCGACGTAGGCCCGTACCGGCTTGGCGATCGAAGCCCGCATGTCGAGGAACGCTTCCCACTGCTCGAGCGACACGCCAGCGGGTAGAGCACGACCGATCAACGGACACTTATCCACAACCGGCGAAAGGCGCTCGCCCGTTTTCTTTTTCTCTTGATGGTTAGTAAATGGATACCCGGCAGAATCTGCCGGGGGGGAGGCAGAATTTGCCGGGGTCGAGCCCATGACCCCGGCAGAATTTGCCGGGGTCGCATGCACTCGCCAGATACAGCCTTTGCCTATCGTTTCGTGTCGCTCGATATACCCTTCCGCCTCCAGCGCGGCGACGTGATCGCGCAAAGCCCGCTTGGACATTGAACACTTGGTCCGCATGTCCAGACGGCCGCGCTGGGACTCGAGCGCGATCCAGGTCAACCCGTCATCGTTGGCTGCATCGGCGAACGCGAGGAGGACCATTTTTCGGCCGGACGGCTCGATCGTTTGCGGCCATATCCGCCCCATAAGCCCGACGCTCATTCGCCGACCTCCGAGGATTGCGCCGCCGCGAGGGGCGTTAAGCGTGTCCCATGCTTTGCAGCGAGGGGATAACGGATAATCATTCGTCTACTCTCCGGGTTGCGCGGGTATGAGCCCCCGCGCGATGGCCGCTAGGTCCGTATTTGGCGCGCCGCGTTTCCCATTGCTTTGCGCGCGCCTTTGTCATCTCCTCGTCTGACTTGCGACGGCTCGCGCCGCCGGCCCTTGGGTTGCTCCGTAGATTGTCGCCGCGCCAGCTCGGCCGCCGGTTAGGGGTATCCTTGAACCACCGGATCAAGGTCGAGTGACCCACGCCGTAATGCGCGCACAACTCGGCGAACGTCATCCCGGCGGATTGGATTTCAAAGTCGGTAGGACGAGCCCGGCGCGGAGCCCCTTCCGGTAGCGCCTTCCATCCCCGCTTCTTCATCCCCGAGATTTGCGAGGGCGAGAGCTTTAGGATTTCCGCCACCGTGCCGAGCGGATGTGCGCGGGCGAGCAGCTCCGCGCGATCGTGGAGAGCCTGGTCGAGCCGCCGCTTGCGCCTGGGCTTCATCCTCTACCCGACCTCACGAGCGCCTTGCCCGTTTCCGTGAGCATCCAGAGCATGACGTTCGGACCGCAACACGCGCAAAGGTCGGTCCGCACTCCGCAGGGGCAGTAATCGGGAGGAGCGACGCACGTCGCCAATCCTCGCTTGTAGAGCGCGCCGAGGGTCCGGTCGTTCATCTTGCGCCGCCGGCCTCGCTCTTTGTTGAGCCGAGCGAGATGCAAGTCCTCGAGCGCCTCCCACATTGCATCCGACATGCCGAGCCGAGCGAGATTGCGCGCGTGTTGCGACTTGGCCGCCGCCGCCGTTGCCCGAGCGTAGCTCCTATGCATCCGGCCCGCCCTCCTGTCCCGCGCCGCCCTTGGGACCGTCATCCTTGATCGGGGCTAGAGTCCACCACGCGTCGAGGGCTCCGATTATTCGCTCCGCGTCTCCCGTAGTGAACGGACCCCTACCTTTCGCGTATCGGTCCAGGACCAGGCGCGACGCCGCCACCGCCTGAGCCGGCGACGGAGGACGAGTTACGTCTACCTCCGGGAAAGCCGGCGGAATGCCCGGTCCTCCATCGTCCGGACGACCGCGCTCCGGATAACGGTCCAGGAACCGGCGCAACCGCTCGAGGGCGGCGATCCACCCATGCCGACCGGGATCGTGCTGTCGGACCAGGTCGATAAGCTCCTGATCGACGCTGCATCGCGCGGCATCGTCCAGGGGCTCGAGGCCCGCGCGCTTGCCGAGCTTACGACCGATCTCCACCGCCTTCGCGACTACCGCCTCCCGGTAGAGCGTCCACCCGCGGCCGGTATTTGCCGGATGCGCCGCGTCGGCAGTGGCGAGAACGATGTCCGCGATATCGTGATCCGACAGGCGGACGATGAACCGTTCCTCCGTCATCACGCGAGCGCCTTCATCTCAGGGCCACCAGAACCAAGGCGAGGGCTGGCGCTGCAACCCTTCGGACAGCGCGCCGCCGTCATAAGCTCCGCCGCCAGGTCTAGGGGCATTGGCAAATAGAGGACCGCCCAATCGTGGCGACATGTAGGGCAGTTGGCGACAACCGGCCGGGTTCGCTTGCTCGCCTCCTCCTGCTCGTCCCGAGTCTCAGCCGTGCCGATCGGTAGCTCGGCCATCACTTGCCGCCATCCCGGAGCGCCGCCGCTTCTCCGTCGTCGTCCAAGCGGACATAACAGGGATGCGAGACGAACGCGCAGACGTGTTCGGTCGGCTTATCGACGTCGCGGCTAAAATAGGCCCCGTTGCTATCGACCTCGAACTCGTCCGCCTCGATCTCGGACTCGAGCATGTCCCGACCGGCGTTGACGATAAACACATGCCGGCCCTTGCGCGGAGCGGGGCTCGCATCCGGCGCGGCCGCCGGCCCTTGGGTTGCTTTAGTCATCCTCGTTTTCCTCCTCACGAACCGGCAGCTCGAACCCGATCGAGTGACGGATCATGTCGATAAAGTCCTCGCCGCTGATCGTGCTGCCGCCGATCCCGTCCGAGAGCGACCACGCTCGAATAAGCGACGACAGGTTGCGTAGATGGTTGGACAGCGTCTCACGGTCGAACGGCAGGCCAGCCGGCGCGTGGAATACGTGAAGCTCGAGGCGCGGCCGTTCCGCATACCAGACGCCCGACTGCCCGAACCCGACGACCTGGCTATCGTTCGCGTAAGCGATGCCCTCGAGCGCATCCATCGGGAGTTTGATCCAGTTATCGAGATCAGGCTTGCCAGTAGGGCGGAGCTTACCCTCCCGCGCCGCCAGCTCCTCCGCCCTGGTGAAGCTCGACGGGATCGGGAGGTAAACGAGCGCCTCGAATATAACGGGCGTTCCTAGCCCCACCGGCTTGCCATCGTGAACCCGCCGCGCCTTCGCGGTGAGCATCGCTAAACGGCCCTCGTCCTGGACGAGCCGCTTAAATCGGGATTGCTCGGGGGCGGTATGGAACGACACCTGTCGCGCCCTTCCACCTTCGCCGCCGCCGCCGACACGGGCGCGAGCCCATTGCACGGGTTGGCCTTTGATCGTTGTCTTTAGGATCGTCCGCATATCCATCTCCGGGGAAAGCGTGTTGCATGTTATCGCGCCTGGCGCGGTTGATTGGCGGTTGACCGGGGGAGGAGCCGCCACCGCGCCAGGTCGCGCCCCGCTAGGGGAGCTTGGGAGGCCAATGTCCCTCGGCCGCGATGTCGAGCTTATCGACCCAGGCGGCGACACCGCCCCACAGCTTCGGAACGACCATGTCCTCGTGAGGCTTGATCGTCGTCGTCGCGCGCCGGACCAGGGAACCCAGCTCGGTCGCAAAGCCCAGCTTGGGAGCCAGGACCAGCCCGCGCTTGATCGCTTCGCAGACGTCTTTGATTAGCGCAGGCGAGGCTCCCTCGAGCGCCGCCGCGATCACGTTGACGATATGGTCCTCGATCTCGAGCGGTTGCATGTAGAGCTTTACGATTGCGCGACGCTCATCCTCGCCGGGGAGGCCAATCTCAATCTTGAGGTTGAAGCGCCGCTGGACGGCCGGGTCGATCCCCTCCGGCTGGTTGGTGGCACCGAATACCATTCCCTCGTGCCGATCCAGCTCGGCGAGGACGGAGATCGTCACGCCGTCGTCGTGTCCGTTGCCCTGGGTCGTCTTTGCCCGGTCGCGAGCAATGGCGTCGAACTCGTCAAAGAACAGGACGACACCGTTCGAGGCTTGGCGCGCAGCTCGAAATATCTTGCCGACGTTGGTCGCGCTTTCACCGACGTATTTCGAGATCACTGCGTTAGCGACGATCGTCACCATAGGGAGGCCCATCCGCGCCGCGACGTGATGCGCGAGCGTCGTCTTGCCGCAGCCGGGAGGACCGTCGAGCAACACCCGCGAGCGGGGCTCGACCCCTACGGCGCGGAGCTGCTTCTTTGCCCCCATTTCGGCCATCCATTCGGACAGCGCGCGACGGGTCGGGATATCGAGGATCGGGGGCTTTGCGTCGGACGGCATCGAGACATAACCGAACCCGCCGAACTTGTGGGCGAGGCTGGTCCGTTCCGCCTTCTCCTCCGCCAGCCGATCCTTTTCCAGGTCCTCCGCCGTCTTGGGTAACTTGGGGGCGTCGTCGCCGGCCGCCGGGCCGCTATTCTCCGGGTTCGTCACTCGTCACCGCCTTTCGGTTCATCGTCTTTTTTCGGCTTGGCCTTGGGGCGCAGCTCCGGCGGGATATCCATCCCGTCCGAGCCGGCCGACCCGCACCACGCCTCGTCCCAAGCCTGGCGACGCTCGTCACCGGCCTTGAACGGGTTGGCAGTCACCGGGCGGCCGGCCTTTTGCGCCTCGGCCCCGAGCTTGCGCGCGTCCTCCTCCGTTACCGGCTTGTCGGACAGGTCGTCGCCGAAATCGGTCGAGGGGTCGGACTTGCCGGGCTCGCGAGGCGGGTTGAACGCGTCGAGCTGGTCGTCGTCGCCCTTCTCCTCGGCGCGGCGCTGCGACACGAACGCGCGAGCCGCGTCGGAGAGGGAGCCGTCGCCGACCCCCATGGCCGACTTGTAAAGCTCGAGGATCGCGTCCTCCTCGCGGCGCTTGTCGGGGTCCTTCTCGAGCCACGCGATCAGCTTGCGGATCGGCTTAGGATCGAACCCCCGCGACTTCGCCTCTGCGATAACGTCGCGCTCGTCCGCTTTCAGCTCCGCGATCTCCTCTCGGATACGCATCGCCCTTTCCACGAGGAGCTTGATCTCCTCGCCCGCGCCTTGCGGGCCTTTATTACCGCCCATCGTCATTCCCTTTCCTTTCCGAGGAGCATGTCCTCAATCCACACCACGGCCGCCGCCACGGGTATCAGCACCGCCACGCCGGCAAGCCACCCCCACAACTCGCCTACGGTCGCCGAGAGGGGCCACCAGGTTAGCATGTCGATTGCGGATAGGCGCGGTTTGAACAGGATGCGCGCAAGGGTGCGCCGCCGGCGTGGCCGAGGCGGGAGATACAGAATACCAGTCGGGGGCGACCCTAGCGGGTCGCGGGGTAAGTCACTCATTGCCGCAGCCTCCGGGTTGCCTCGCCGCTATGGGCGCCGCTGCGCCGCCGGTCAACGGGTCGAAAAGGTCCCGCGAAATAAAAGGGACCGGAGGGTATTTACCCCCTTGCGATTGGGACCGCTGGGCGTATGTAGAGAGCGGCTTCCAACCGCCCCGGAGACGACAACATGCCCGCTACCCTCTACATCGGCTACACCACCACCGGCCGCCTGGTTTCGCGCAAGTCCACCCGTTCGGACTTCACTCACGCAGCCGTCGCGACCGACCCCGTCGCCTACGGCCTCCCGAACTTCTCGACGTCGGCCCAGCGCGCCGCCGACCTGTTCGCAAGCGCCCATTGCCGGAAGGGGGATTGCGAAGTCGTCGCGGTCACGATCGTAGACGCCGCCGCCTACCGGAAGGCAGTCGCCGGGGCCAAACCCGCTAAGTGATCGACCAGGGCGGCCGCCGCGCCGCCCCTCCCCTACCCCCGGAGAACCGACGATGTCCGCTTCCGAACTGATGTATTTTGACGGCCAGCCCCTCGCCCACGTCGTAGCGTTCGAGGATCACCTCCGCGCCCGCCGGATCGCCAAGCAGGCCGAGGGCTTCGCCCGCCGTGGCGGCCATAGGATCGGCCGCCGTTGGGGTGACGCGCTGTGAACCCCGACGATCGCAAGCAGCTCGAGGGCGTGTTCGCTACGGTCGAGGCGATGGCCGCCGCCGCCGTCGAGGTTCTCGAAATGCTCCCAAGCTACGGGGTCTATAACGAGCGGGGCATGGTCGAGCTACGCCAGGCGGTTTGCGCCTGGTATGGCGCGCCGTGTGGACTCGAGGGCGGAGCCTGGGACCCGACCGACGCGCGCGGGTTCTCCGCACATATCCGACCGCACATGGCAGACGAGCGCCTCCGGTGATGTTCGGCTGGCGCTACACACGCGCGGGCGGGACGCCCTCCTACGTTCACCCGACCGCCGGCTACGTTCACCGCAACGCCGAAGGTCGATGGGAGGCCACGCGAGCGAACGGGTTCCGCGATCCCCGGACGTACAAGCATCCCAAACACGCTCGGCGCGCCTTGGGGTCGGACGAGTGAGGCGCGGCCGTTGCCAGATATGCGGACGCTTGAAGGCGACCAGGTCGGACGGCTCGATCTCGCATCATCACGTCAAGGGCGTTCCTTGCACCGGCAAGGGCTCGCCGCCGATCGAGCTGGACGACCGGTTCCTCGAGCAGGAGGCCGGCCGTCTCTACCGCGCCGCCGCCGCGATCCGTGCGACGATCCGGGAGCTGATCGCCCGCCGCGTGAACTATATCGATCCCGCCCTCGAGCGAGCGCGAGACCAGGCCGACGACCAGGCTTACAAGCTCGATCGCAGGCTCGCGCGCCACCGCGCCTGGCCCGATCGGTACGAGCGCCAAATGGAGCGGTACGGCTACGCCATGCCGCCGCCGGCCTATCTCCTCGAGCGGAAAAACGAACAGTGACCCGGCGCAAGGAAATCGACACGCGCGGCTTGACGGCAGACCAGACCCGCCGCCGGCTCGAGCTGTATCGATCGGGAATGTCGGACAAGGCTATCGCGAAGGCGGAGGGGGTTTGCTCTAACGCCGTTGCGATGTGGCGCAGCCGCCGAGGGCTTGAGCCTCACCCGCGACATTGGGACCCCGACATGCAGAGCCGCCGACTGACTTTGTATCGCTCCGGGATGACGGATCGCCAGATAGCCGAGGTGGAGGGGAGGCCAGCCGCGACCGTAAAGGCGTGGAGACGACGCTGCGGACTTCCGCCCCATCACAGTCGCGTGAAGGCGACGACGCATCCGGGTTTCGTCGCTCGCCATGAGCAGCGGTTCACCCTCTACCGGCAAGGGCTGACGGATCGCCAGATAGCAGCAGAAGCCGAATGCCCGATCGCGACCGTCAAGACTTGGAGACTGCGCCACGAACTGCCGCCGTTCCGCAAGATTGCGCGCTGGTTCCGAACAGGTGACGAACGCGATCTGGCCCTCGACGCGGCCATGTTCAGCGACGGAGCCGGCACATTGCACGAGGTTCTAGCGGACCCGAGCTGGTCGAATTGGCTCGAGGAAATGGGTGCAACGGCATGGTGACACACGACCCCACCGTGCCCCGCCCTCCGGTCGGCGCGCTCCGCCACCGTCGCTGGCGGTTGTGGTACGAGCCCGGCGTCCTCCACAACGGGAGCTGCGCCGTCGAAACCGGTTGGTACGCGAAAGGCCCACGCGCCGACATTATCGAGGCTCGAGGCTACAACGATATCTTGGTCGGGATAGACGAGATCGAGGACGCGCTCGGCCATGACGAGGGCGACCGGCTTCCGTTGATCGACCACAAGCCCCCGCGCGCGCCAGGTCCTTATGCCTTTTGGCAACCCGACTTGCGCGGCAAGCAGCAACCTAACCGGAGGAATAGACCATGACGGAACACGTCCTTTTCGAGACGGTCGATCCCGTAGCTCTCGAGCGCGCATCGTCCGAACTTAGCTCCGCCTTCATGCTCGGGGCCGCGTCGATCCTTCACCAGCTCGCGCACGACGACACGATCCCGCCGGACGCGCTCGCCTCCGGGATCTGCAAAGCGCACCTGGACGGGGCCGCCGCTGTCATGGCGCAAGCGTGTTACGGGATCGGGGGCGTCGGGACGATCGTCGCCGACGCAACCGACTACCTCGCAAAGGCTATCGCCGAGATGCTCGAGCGCCAGGCCGCCGAGGATCGCGCCGCCGCCTACATCAACCGCGCGAGGCCGGCCGCCTCGAACGATCAGTAATCACCAACCGGAGACTTACCCATGGACACGACCCTACTTATCGCCGCCGCTGCGCTTGCGGTTCTCGCCCTCGCACACGTCGCGCTGCTCCGCCGCCACCATCGTTGCAAGGCGACGCTCGAGCGGGTCGCGGGAGAGCGGAACGAGGCGCGCCTATCCGAAGCGGCCGCGATCGGAGCGAGCCAACGCGCCCATGCGGACCTGACAAACGCGCTCGACAGGATCGGCGAGATGACGACCAGGTTGCAGGCCGCCGATCGCATCGCTCGGACGCGTCAGCGTGGAGCCGATCGCAAGCTCGCTTGACGCCCACCGGTCCCAAGCGCATGACGGGACAGTCAACCGGAGAGACGACACCATGCCCGATCCAGAACTCCCAAGCCTCGGCTTATTCACTCCCGCGCCGCGCTATTCAAAGCCGGTCCCGGAGAGCAACCTCCCACCGATCACGGTTCTTGACCGGTTGCTTGCGGAGGCTCGCGCCGCCGTCCAGCGCGAGCGCGAGGACCGGATGCTCCGGATTGGGGCGGGGCTCGCCGGCCTTGCTGTCCTGGTCGCCGCCACCGCCGGCCGCGCCCTTCTCTAATCCTCGGCCGATATCCGGCCGGACACTCGTCACCATCGAAAGGAAGTAACATGCATCCCGCCGTAAAGCGGAGCTGGCTACAGACAGGCGGACTGCCAGTCGAGCCGATCCACGCCGACCTGCGCGCCTCGATCGACCAGGTTCACGACGTCGAATACATCGGGGGCGCATGCTTCCGGCTGCGCGATAACAGCGGCCGCCAGGTCGGCCTGGTGCAATTCCAGGGTGACATGCAGCTCCGCACGGACGCCGCCGTCGCGGAGACGTGCGATCGGTTGGCGACCGGGAAGGCGAAGCCGGTCGATCTCGCCGCCGGGGATACGCTTATCCGCCCGCTCGACATGCGCGACCCCGCCGACCGGGTCCTCGCGGAGAACGCGATCCAGCGCGTTGACGCGAACGTCATCATCCCGGACGACACGCGCCAGGACCCGCCCCCTATCGATCTCCCGGACTACCAGGGCGAGGATAACTGGAACGAAATCCCGCCGCCGGAACGCGCCGACAAGGAATACTGGATTAGCGGACTCGTGTTCGTCGGCTGCGTCGCGCTGGCTATCGCGGCGATCGTCGCGTTTGTCCTCGCAATCGGGGGGGCGGTATAATGCGGAACGTACCCATCACGGGCGGCCGAGAGATCGGACCGCCCAAGGGCTGGGACCCGGCGACGCAAGGCGAATGCCTGACGATCTCGGTCCTTCAGTCGATCGACGCCACCGGCCCGGCCTGCACGACGGCATGGCAGTTTGACGAGGCGGAGCTAAACGCGCTCGCGGCGGGCGGCCATTTCTTCACAACCGACGTGCTTCCGTTTGTTCACCTACGCCGATGGTTCGTCCAGGACGCGGAAGGGGCGCTGGTCGGGAGTCTCTACGGGTCGGAGGTCGGGGTCGTGCCGGTTCAGCTCGACCGGCAGATTGCGGAATACGGTAGAGCCGTCGAGATCGCCGCCGCCTTACGCGCCGCCGTGATCGCGCTCGGCCGGAAGCTCGAGGAGCGTGTCTCAGGGCCGACCCTAGAGCAGGATTGGCAGGCCATGGATAACGCCGCCGCCGCCGAGCGGCTCGCGGATCTGATCGAGCTGGTCGATCCATTGCAGGCGGTTCGCCGCCTGCCTCTCCTTACCTTGGACGACCTAGTCCGAGGCGATACCGGCAAGGGGATGCCGTTCCCCGGCGAGCCCGTCGATCCGACCGTCCAGGCCGACCTGGAGCGGATGCTAGGCGTCGAGCTTAACCCCCCCGCGCCGCCGGCCGTAGAGGTCGAGCAGCCGGGACCAGCGCCGGAGGTCGAGCTTACCTCGCTCCCGCAAATGGTGGCGGCCGCCGTCGAGGAGCTGGGGCGCCAATACGCGGCCAGCGGGTCGGAAGGGATTGGATACCTCGATACAGACGATCAATCGGCCGTCACGATCGACGGCAAGCTCGACTTGATCGCCCTCGTTTCAGCGATCCGGGGAGCTTAGGCCGTGCGCGTGTTCACCCCCTCCACTGGCAAGACGCGGACGTTTGGCGACCCCCGGTGGAACGCGCTGAAGATCGAGACCGGGGAGCGCGTCCTCGCCCGGCTCTCCCTCGGCGGTTGGCTGGTCGGGTCCGTGATCGGGATCGCAGAGCTTGGCGTCACCCTCAGACTTCCCAAGGGTGAGCTGCAAACCATCAACGTCGAATGGCGGGAGCTTGCCGGCGTTGTGCCGGAGGGAGCCAACGCCGACGACCTGATCGCGAAGGTTGTCGCGCTGGAGGAGCGGGGGGACGAGGGGATCGCCAAGGCCCGCCGCGCCAAATGGGACACGATGCGTAAGCAACTCGACCACGATCTCCACCGGTCGAACTCGTTCATCCCAGGCCAGTAACGGAAAAGGCCCGCCGCCGGGCTTCCAACCTGGCGACGGGCCTAGAGCGCCCCGGAGAGAGCGGCCGGCGAGCCGACGTCCCGACACATACTGTCCCGCCCGGCACTTGCAAGCCCTTCCCTGTTCCCTCTTGCGCGTTGGGACCGCTGGCCCCATACAGTTGAAGCGAACCGGAGAACTCGCCCGATGTATTTGAACCGATACCAGCGCCTTGCCCTGCCTATCGATCCCGGCGTCGCCGAGCGGGAGCGCCAGGACATAGCCCATCATCAACGCCGCGCCCGCCTGGTCGATCAGCTCGACCGCGCCGCCGCCGGGGTTGCCCGTCTCGAGGCGATGGTCGCCGAGGGCATCAAGGTTCGCAAGGGGCGGATGGCGACCGCCGCGAACCGCCTCGCCCACTTCACCGCCGCCGCCGAGCGCGCCGGCTTGATCCGCACCCGAAAGGAACCCGCATGAACGACACCCCCCGACAGTCCCGTTTGCCGATCGATCCGGACGCGGGGTTCCCGACCATGCCCCCGGAGGACTTCACGCGCCTGCGCGAGAGTATCGGGACGCAAGTCGAGGTTGCCGTCGAGCTGCGGACCGCGCGCCGGACGGTCGGGCGTTGGGAGCGTGGCGATCGTCCCGTCCCCGGTATCGCCGCCGTCGCGATCCAGCTCCTCGCCGACGTCGCCGCCGAGCGTCGCAAGCGGACCGAGGACGCCGTCGCCGGCATCATGGCGGCCAAGTCGTGAGCGCGATCGTTCCCCGTTGGGACGCGGGCAATTGGGGCGACTTGATCCTCTACGGCGACGGCTCCGGCCCATCGCTCGGACTGCTCGGGGAGGTTCACACCATGAACGACTTGCCTGGCGCGGCAATCCGCCTTCCGCGCCCCGGCCCGGTCGTCGCCGGAGCTGATTTCGCGCTTCCCATGCCCCTCGCGCCAACGATCGACGTCGCGAACCTCAGGTCGAGCCCTGTCGCCTACAACCTTCCCACGGGCGCGCAGGCTCAGGACCTCGAGCAACGCCTGCGGCAGATTGTCGAGGCCGACTTGCATCCGGGACACGAAACCCGCCAGCGTCGCCGGGCGGCCGAACGCGCCGCGCGAAAGGAACGGAAATGAGCCTAGACAGCCGCTTGCGCCTGGCCCGCCGGAAGGGGACGGGGGCGCGCATCCATCCGCACGAAATCCAGGACGTTTGCGAGGCGCTGCGGCTCCTCCGCGCTTGCGAGCGCGCCGAGCGTGGCGAGGGCGTGACGTCGCCGGAGGACGTGGAGATCACGATCGGGCGTGATACCGCCACCTATACCGAGGGTAACGGAGTGATGCGCCTGGTCGCCGGACCCGCGACGGTCGAGCGCGTGTTCGTCAACGGCGAGGCCGCGCCGTGCAATCTCGCCGAGGCGCTCGAGGCCGGCTGGACACCTATCGGGGTGACGCTCGATGCAGCCTCCGGAACCGGGACAATCACGATCCAGGCGAAACTAGGCGGCCGTCTCAGCCTCCCCGCCGGGCTCCTCGACGTCCTCGAGGCTCGGTCCCTCATGTTCCCGCCCCAAGTTGGAGATGACTTTTGACGTTCCGCGCCGTTGACCCGCTCGAGGCCGCGCAAGCCGACTTTTACGTTTGCTTCCGCCAGGCCGATCTGCCGCCGATCTCAGGCTACCCCCCGGCCGTGCAACGCGACGTTGCACAGAACCGACAGACCTCGACGCGCCAGCCGTGCGAGAGCTGCGGGGAGACGATCCTCGTCTCGGCCGATCCGCCGCCGAACGTGCCGAGGATCTGCACCCATTGCCACGAGAGCGTAAGGCGCGTCGCGTCCCGCATGTTCGGGGGCAAGCCGTCGTGACCGGGCAATCCCCCTACGGCCGGTTCATGGCCGCCCTCGGCCGAACCGCCGCCGTCTCAACACAAGCCGCAGCCGTCGCCGCCGACTTCGCCCACGCCGCCGCGCACCTAGCCCCGGACGACCAGGTCGAGGCGATGGATGCGCGTTGCCGGACCTGTGGCGCGATCACGGTCGGCGCGTGGCAGTATGCCACGGGCGGCCGCCGGGTCCGCACTCCATCCGAACACTCCGCTTCACCGAGCCTCGCCGTTTGCGACGGCTCGTTTCAGGCGGCCGAGCTTACCTCCCCGGCAGAAAGGAACCGGAAATGACCGACGAAACGACACGAGAAGCCCCGACCAAATGGGGCAGCGAGCATAAGCTCGGCGCGGCCGGCGCGGCCGGCGCGATCAAGCCGGAGGAGCTGAACGAGATGGCGGGGAAGACCCGCCGGTTCGATACCTACAACAATCCCGACCAGCGCGTCCGGTCGATCGCGCTCGAGCAGGCGATCAAGATCAGCGGGGCTGACGTCTACAAGCCCGAGCGGATCGTCAAGGCGGCCGAGCTGTTCGAGCAGTACCTCCGGGATGGCGCGACGACTATGCGAGCGGCCGCCGCTCAACCTACCGGCCCGCGCCTACCCTCCGACTTCGTCAGTTTGGCGACGGAGATACCGTCCGACACCCTTTACGCCGTTCATCTCGTGATGGCCGAGCGCTTCCGCCAGATCGGCAAAGGCTGGACCCCCGAACACGACGACACTCACGATGACCAGCGGATCGCGTTCGAGGCCGCCTGTGCGATTGCGCCGGACGGAACCCGTCACCTAGCCCCGCTCGATCAGGCATCATTCTGGCAGACGCCCTGGGTTAAGCCCGGCCAGCTCCGGACGGCGCAGCTCGTGCAGGGAATTGCACTCGCGCTCGCCGAACTCGAACGGGTTCACCGCGAGAACGATCGGATCGACACAAAGCAGCGCGACGCGCAGCTGTCCGAGGAAACGCGAGCCGCCGAGCGCGCCGCCGGGAATATTCCCAGCATCCGGCCGGAGGACATCGAGGGGGCCGCGCCGCCGCCGGTTGCCGAGCTGGACTCGCTAGATTTCGAGCGCATGCACCACGCCTTAGGCCGACCGCGCGATCCGTTGATCGAGACGTATCGCAATCGCTTCGGGACGCCCGGCAACAGCCATCTTGCGAGCCGCTTCCGCGAGTTGCCCGAGTATTGGGAGGAGCCAGGAGCGCAGCCCGGCGACGACGGAGGCCCTAAGATGCGGTATTTTGCCGTGACGGACGCGGGACGGGCCGCCCTGGCGCGCGCCATCCTCGAACGGCCGGAGAAATATCGGTTCGAGATCGAAAACGGCGCGTCTGCTATTCCGCCAGCGGACGGCGACGCGTGATCCTCTCCTGCTACGTTGACGACCGGACGGCCGCGATCCTCGAAAGGGTTGCGGCCGAAACCGGTCGATCGGTCGAGAGCCTTGCGGAGGCAGCGATCGAGAACGCCGCGCTCGAGGCGACCAGGGGCGACCCCATACCCCCGCGCCCGGTCGGGACCAGCTATGAGCCTTTGTGATCGTTGCCCCGCTCCGGGGGCGTGTTGCCAGGTGATGAACCTCAGCCGCGAGGGCCAAGTCCTCGCGGTTTGGGACGACGACGACCCGAGCGAGATCATTGTCGAATGGTCGCCCGATCTCCATACGTTCGAGCCGATCGAGCGTATCCAGACATGGACGGTCCCCGATGGCGACGGGGACCAGCCGGACCCCGACGCCGGCCGGACCTATTCCTCCTGGTTGTGGCGCTGCAACGCCCTCGACAAGCGCACCGGTCGATGCTCCCGTTGGGAAACGCGGCCGGGCCTTTGCGCCAGGTACGAACCGGCGTCGGGCGATGGCCTTTGCGTGTTCAGCCAGCCGCTAGAAAACGGCGAGGAGAGCGCCCTCTAATCGCGAATGTGTATTGACCCTCCGGTCCCATTGCCTATGTAAAGCGTGTAACACGCTTCCACGTCCGACCGGAGATAGGACCATGACCGCAACCGCCCCCGCCCTCGTCGCCCCCGCCACCGTCTCCGGCACTTGCCCGAACTGTGGAGACACGGTCGAGGCCGGCGGACGCGGGCGCGGCCGCACGTTTTGCCGGACCAAGTGTCGGGAGCTGTTTGCGGCTCGCGCTAAGTCGGAGGGCGTTCCCCTCCTCGCCTACGTCCTCGCCTCGGTCGAGACGCGTCACGCCAAGCCGGGGACGCGGGAGGCGGAGATTTGCCGCCAGGCTCGCAGTGAGATGACGGCGATTGCTCGGGATATTCTCAACCGTCGCAAGGCGGACGGAATGCCCCCGGCCGCCGATTACGTCGAAACGCTGCTGGCGACCGGGGAACGCTACATGGACCGGACCCGGCGTTAATCCGGGTCGGCCGTGAACGTCTCGAGCTGCGCGGCCGCTTGCGCCGCCTTCGCCAGCTCGGCGGCCTGGACCGCCAGGTCGGTAGCAGCTCGAGCCCGCGCGAACGCCGTCTCGATCGTGGCCTCGATCGCCTTCACCCTCGCCGCCCGGTCGGACGACAGAAACGGGACGACCAGGTCGGCGACGTCGCGGATCGTGAGGTAAGCAGTCCATGCGCGCTCGACGGCAGCGTCCGCCCGCGCGACGGCATCGGCCGCCTTGTCCACCACCGAGGAGGCGGGGGCAGTGACGACGGGGGCGGTATCGGACGGGGTCGAGGGCGCGGCCGCCGGGGTGACAGCGCAGGCGGACAGGCAGAGCGCCGCCGCGACAAGGATAGAACGGAACATAATCCCTCCCTGGGATGCGCCAGGATCGGCGCGGGGAGGAGCATACGCGAAAGCTAGAACTGCTTCCACGCCCCTTGATCGAACACGAACCGCCGCCGGTTGCCGGCGAGCATGCCGATCAGACCGCCGAGGCCGGTCCCAGCGATGTTGAGGGCCGAGGCAAGGCCGAACGTCCCGTCAAACGCGACCTCGAACATCGCACCAGGCCAGGCGCGATCTGTCGAGAGGTTCACCTTACGATTGATCCCGGCCGCGATTGCCCCGGTTAGGAACTGCACCTGGCCGTTGACGAGGGGCGCGAGGTTGACGTCGGCCGCCGCGACGGATTGCGATTGTGCCGAGGCCGGCCGGAGCGGCTTCCAATAGGCGGTTCGGACGCCCGCGATCATCGAGCTGGACGCGAGGAGGACGTCTCGGGTCCCGTCCCCCCATAGGTCGGTAACGGTCGCATACTTGCCGACGTTATCCGCCGCCGCCGGGAGCGTGGCGATCGTGAATAGCCCCTGCACGAAAGTAGGGACGGACGCGGCGAGCGTGGAGAGCTGGTCGGTTAGCGCCGCGTTGGCCGCCTGTAGCGCCGCGATCTGCCCCGGATAATCAACGTCTAGGCCGAGACGCTGCCGGACGTTGAACGGGAGGCGGAGGAGCGGCGCGCCCATCGATCAGGCCGGAGCGAGGACGCGGTTCCGGAACCAGCCCCAGCCGAACGCCTCTTGCGACGGGTTGCCGGTGATGATCGTCAGGTATCGCCCGCCCTGTTGAGCGTTCATCGCGGCGAGGAGAACGTCCTCCCACTGCTGCCCCCCGCGCACCCGTTGGCAGGCCGCGAGCGCCGCGTCGGACTTGCCGCCGTAAGCTCCGTCCACCTTCGCCAGGTCGGGCCAATCCTTGCCGCCCTGGTTAAACGCGTTGAGCGCCGTTTGCAGAAACACCACCCCCCAGGGGATGCCCATGTTGACGCCGGTATCCAGGGCCTCGGCCGCCAGGCGCGGCGACCGCTTCGCGAGGAGATCGATCCCCGGCCCGACCACATAGTCCTGCCAGTAGATCGAGCGCGCCGTCGCTGTCGGTAGGTCGCGCATGTCGCCGGTATAGCCATGCTTGCGCGCCGTCGCCTGGGTGATCCCGTCTTTCGTCGGGCCGCCGCGATCAGCGGGGTTGTTCACGTAACCGCCTTCGCGAGCGAGGAGATCATCGATCATGGCGTCGATCGTTTTTGTCATGTTCAAGCCTTCCGACTGCAACGGACCATCGTGTTAATCCGGTTGAGGCGGGTCCACACCTGGGCCGGGTAACGCTGGTGAAGCACGTTGCCGAGCATCGACCCTTTATAGACGAACAGCGCGGCCGCCAGGAGGACACCCATCCCCGTCGCCCCCGGCGGGACGGATCGGCCCTCGCCGGTCGCCCAGGCGCAGAGAAACCGGAGCCCGGCAAAGATCAGGATCGCCGCGAAGCCGAAAAACACATGCAGGAGCCATTGCGGCGCACGAGGATAATTCGGCATCCGAGGTTCTAGCAGGAAATGCCGGATCAATCCGAAGCAACCGGCGAGCGTGTAGAACAAGCCGGCATAGAACGAGTTGGTTAGGGGGTTCATGGCTTCTTTCCTCCGAGGTTGTAGCCTTCCGCCCATCCCGTGACTTTGCGGACGAATATCGGGACTAACGGGTTCGCGACAAGTCCGATCCCTACGGCGAGGGGATAGGGCTGCGGATCGACCAGGAAAGACCACCGGTTGCCGAGTATTTGCGCCAGGACGGGAGCGGCTACCGAGCCGAGGAACACAGCAAATGCCAGTGAGGCGAGCGCGAAGCGGGTCGGCGGTACGGTCGAGATGGCGGCGAGGAACATCGGAAATCCGTAGATCAGCGCACCGACCGCGCCGAACAAGTAAAGTAGCGGGTCGGTCATCATGTCCTATGGTCCCCTGGGCTTTCGGGGACCGGGTATATCGCACCCCGGCCCCCGACGCCATGCCCTACCACTCGTCTCCACGGTAGACGCGAATGTCCGTCCGGCCCGACGCCTGCCCCCGGACAAACGATCGGAGGACCGGGCTTACCGTCTGATCGTACCAGGCCGGGAGGGGGTGGAGGACGTTCGTCGGATCGAACCATTGATTGAGATCGGGGCCAAGGTCGGGGACCTTCTCGAGCGCCAGCCGGTAGCCTGACCATTCCAGGTCGAGGCCGATCACGCCCTTTTGCGTCGCGACGATCCGCGCGTCCCGGTTGAAGTGCCACAGACGTTTAAACCCGGTCCGCTTCACGCCACCGCCGGTCCAATCTCGAAACGTCATGAAGTCGGCCGCCGTCGCCGCCGGGCGCATGTCGGCTACGGGATCAACCGGCGCAGCTTTGACCGGCGAGAACGACGACCCTCGGCCGGGATTGTCGCTGAAGTAGAACGGATCGAGCGCCTTTTGCGTGGCGACCTCGGGGTTCGCGCGCGGGTCCGGCGTGAAGCCGAACGAGACGACCGGCTCCGCGCCCTTGCTCCGGATATAGTCGACCGTTCCGGACATGGCGTCGAGCATCGCCTTCACGCCATTGTAATCGTGATAGTTGATCGTCCGGATATCGTTCATCCAGAAAAAGCAAAGCACGAACTTAGCGGTCCCGGCCATGAACGGCGCGGAAAGGCCGAGCTGCCGGCCGGCGTCCGACCAGGGCGCGCCCTGGGTTGCTCGCAAGTCGGTATTGATGGTGATCCCGGTTCCGGGGAGCAGCTCCTCCGCCTCGGCCTTTACGACCTGGTCCGGCCGGTAGCCGTTGGCGACGTAGCCGTCCGCCGCGTTGGAGCTCCCAATAAATACCCAATCCCGCCCGATCGGGTTCATGACGCCGCCGGGCTGCACGTCTCCCCACGGCCGATAGAATATTTCGCTATCATAGGTCCCGACCGGGCTAGGCGTCGGCGGCGTCGCGTTGAACGTCGGAAGCCGGGACGCGCCGAGGATATAGGCCGCGCCACCGTCCGACCGGGTAAACGATCGGATCGTTCCGGGGACCAGCTCGCCGCCGGCCGCCTCCGCTCCCGTGCCGGGGTTGACGACGAGGCGCATCGTTACGCCGCCCTTGCTTATCGTCACCTTGCCCGTGTTGGCCGCGACGATCAGCGCCTCGAACGAGCCGCCATTTGCGACGGCCGCGCCGCTTACCGTGATCGTGTTCGGATTGTCCGCCGATACGACTGCCACCGGTACGCCGACCAGGGCCTCGAGCGCCGCGCGAACAGCGACCGCGCTGGCCTGCGCCCCGGTAGCGGACGCTCCTACAGCCGCCAGGTCGGCCGCGCTGGGGAGGCGGAGATCGGTTCCGGCAGTCAGGAACCAGCCCGCGCCCGCATTTGACCGTTGCAGCGTCACGACCCGCCCGGCCGGGAGATCGCCGGCCGCCATAGCTGCGCCCGTGCCGGGCCGAGCGATCCGATAGAACACGCCGCCGATACTGATATTCGTCGCGCCCGTATTGGTTTGCGCGATCAGCAGCTTGATCGTTCCTTGATCGGCCGGCGCAACCGCATCGGACGAGAGGTTATTCGGATTGCCGTCGATCGGCATCGCAATGGGAACGGCGAGGATCGCTTCAAGCGCCCGGCGCGCCGCCCCGGCATCCTGCCTGATCCCGTTGACGGTTGCCGCCGCCGCCTCGGCCCGCGTGACGAGCGCCAGGATCGGCGCGACCAGGAGCTGCGGGTCCGTCTTGAGATCGACCCGCTTGTCTTGGACGTAGAGAACAACATCGACCATTCTAAATCCCCCTCGCGTTACGCGTGATTTGCAGCGGCGAGAAGAATGAACCCGCCGGTCATGATATCGAACCCGCTCATCTTGAGGCCGTAATAGAAATTGCCATCCGACCCGATCGGCGCGGGCGCGGGGATCGCCTCCATTGTCGCTTTGCTCGCCTGGATCGTGATCGTCGTATAGGCGTTGCCGTCCACCTGGGCGACGGCAACCACCACGGCATTAGCGCCGGCCCCCTTGGGGAGATCGATCAACGTCGCGGCGCTTTCCTTGTTCTCGCGCACCTGGAACGAGAAATCCTGCCCGGTGAAATCGACGCCGGGAAAGCCGACCTGGAGCAATAGCGGTTGATGCCGCGACGCGCGGATTTCGTAGTTTGCCGGTTCACGCATTGGGCTTCCCTTTCATTGTACGACCTCGTTTGCCTAGAGCTGCTGCTGTTGGTTCATCTTGATATTGTGCGACAGCTCGCCGTTGGTGATTAGCGTATGCGCCCCGGCGACAGTAATCTTTGCGACGTAGCACGACCCCGCCGGCTCGCCGACCTCGTCCAGGCGATGCCAATCGTCTAGCGCATGGACCAGGTGAGCAGGGGAACCGCGCACCGTCCGCCATTGCCAAGCCTCCTCGCACCAAGCCCGATCGACCGCCTGCACCGGCCAGTTGCCGACCTCGAACGTCAGCTCGTGGCGCGTCTTGACCAGGTCGCCGACGACCAGGTCCCCCGCCCGCTTCTCCGAGCCGTCATAGAGGAGGACCATAGCGTCCTCGTCCACACAGTACCCGCCGCCGCCGGGATAGGGGGGCGGGTCGCCCTGGACGGGAGCGCCGGACGCCGCCGGGGTCGGGGTGAGCCCGACGTAATGCCGATAAGGATTGGAGGCCGAGTTTACCGCGACCTCATAATCGAGCGTCCATTGATAGGCCGGAGCCGTCGCGGAGCGCGATTGGTCGTCGTAGTAGATCAGGACGTTAGACGAGAACGGCAGGCCCTGCAGCGTGGCCCCGGTTACAGCGATCGAGCGATCCGGATAGTCGCGAGTATGATCGCCGATCGTAACCGCGACGGCCGTAGCCGGGTCCGACCAATAGACGTTGGTAAACAGCGCCTTTTGCCCCACGACCGAATTGTTTGTCGCATCGCCAGACGCCACGGTAAACCCGACGTTGCCGCCGTTAAACGTGTTGAGGATGCTACACAGATACCAGCCGTTGCCGAGCGCCTCGATGCTCGCGCTTGTGTTGTTGTTCGTGCCGACGACGCCCGTCTTTAGGTTGAACCAAGTATGTTGCCCCGCTCCGCCCTTGTCGCCGAATAGCGTAATCCAATCGCCCGACACTGCCTTGACGGTCGCGTAAAGGCGCTTGGTCCCGGTGAGCGGGGCATAGATCAGCGAGAACGACGTCTGCGCCGCCTGCAGCGACGTCGTCCGCTCCGCGTTCGGGCCGACGTTGCCCTCGTCCTTTACGATCAGCCCCGAGATCGATGCCCACGGCGCGGTTGTGAGGGTCGCACTCTTGACTTGGTTTGCCTGCACGACGGCCGCCGAGAGGGCGACGTCGCGGGGCGCGGAGTTGCGGATATAGGCGGCCGACTGCCCGGCAAGCTCATAGTTTACCGCCGCCGTTTCATAGTCGGGCGCGACCAGCGATGGCGTCGGCGGAGCGACGGCCGTCGAGCCCAGCGCAAAGGCATGCTTTGCCGGAGTCTCGGATTTCAGCGTAATCGACACCATCGCGGAGCCGGGGTCGATCGAGCGGGCGATCACGATCGCCTGTTGCCCGTTGAGCCCCGCCTCCGGGATCTGTAGATTGACCGCCATCCCTGGCTGCAACCCGATCCAACGCGGGTCGAGCTTGATCTCGATCGGACCGAACTCACGGCCGTTGACGATTGAATAAGCCGTGAGCTGCGCCGCCTGGCCGAGATCGGCGACCATTTGGAACGGGATTTCCTTCGTCCTGGTCCCGCCGTCCTCGGCGACATAGGTCGCGACCGGGATCGCCGATGCCGAGATCATCTCCCACCCGTGCGGTTCCGAGCGGAAATTCGGAATGCCCGTGTTGATCCGCCCGCCCCGCCGGGACTGCGTTCCCACAATCGTAATGGGACCGCGCAAGTCGGCCGACGTGATCGTCCCCACCGATACCTTGGGGGACGAGATCAGGCATGACAGGCAAGCGCCGAGCCATAGCGGTTCGCCGCCGCCGGCCTCCGCCAACAGCTTCAACGTGTCCCACTTGGGATCGCCGGTTGCGCGGACGCCGCTTACCTTCCAGCCGTTCGCGTCCGCGATATTGGCGGCCGCGACGTAATCGGAGATGATGATCGTCCTCGCGAGCGCGCCGATCCCGCCCACGAGATAGCCGTTCTCCGACCAGCCGAGCGCGAATTGCAGCGCCAATATCCAGGGATTGCGGGTCGAGGGCCAGGTCGTCGGATCGGCGAGCCGGCACGTCCCGTTACCCCCCGGATAGGTGCTATCGAGACGCGGGTCCCAGGCGCGAACGCCGAGGCCGACGATCCCGGTTTTCGGAACGCCGCCCTGGTACTTTTTCCCGTTCTTGTCGAACTGGAGGACCAGCGTCCCCGCCGCATATCCGGAGAGTTTGTGCGCCGCCGTCCAGCCGGGGAAACCCGCCACCCCGAACTGTAGCGCCGCCGGCTCCGGGGTTCGGCCGAGCTGAGATTTGAACCACATCCATGGCCCCTTCCCCCCGCTCGCGCCGAACGCCGAACCGATCGCAGAGCCGTCCGCGTTGAACGTGACGAGCGTTCGATCGACGTAAAAGCCCTCGATAGAGGCGATCGGGCCGCAGCCGGAGTAGACGACCGCAAAGCCCTGGTATCGGCTATCCGTCCCCCAGCTATCCCGCGCGACGACGTTCCCGCCGTTATACGTTCGCCCAAACATGATCGGGATCGTCGCCGCCGGGTCGAGCTTGAAGTCGGTTAACGATCCGGCCGTCGTTCCTTTCGGTTTGGAGAGCGACGCGGCAACGGACCCGACCAGGCCGGCGACGGTCCCGATCGCCGACACGGTCGCCAGGCTTACGCCCGTCGCGGCAAGGAACGCGGTCCCGCCGACGATCGCGCCGACACCGGTCGCGATAGCCGCCACCGCGCCGACGATTAGAGCAGCCTTCGCGATTACTTTCACAGAACCCCCCACGCGGCGAGCGGCGGATCGACCAGGAGAATGGCAACCGGCCCCGTCGCGTCCTCGTGATAGGCGAACGCCGTTCCGTTGCCGATCCATATTGCGAGCGCGCCGACGTCGGCGAGGACGCCAGGCTCCGCCTCGAGCTGGATCACGTCGCCGACCTTGATCGTCGCGAACGGAATGCGCTCGAGGTTTTTGTCGAGCAGCTCGGGAATGTTGGCGACGCCCAAGCGCGCGAGCGCCTTGCGAGCCTCCTCCGCGTTCGTCCAGGAGCCCGCCGCCGAGATGGGGAGCGGGCGGCCGAGCTGGCGCATGTGGTAGGCGATCATGCGGCCGCAATCGCGCTGCCGCCGGAGCGAAAACGCCTTGCCCTCGAATTGGGATTTAGTCGCGTTGGTCGCATCGACGCGGCGCTCGATCTCGGTCCGCTTGCGCCCCTTGGGGGGAGAGGGAGGGAGAGCGCGGTTCATGCCGCCACCGTCGCGCGGTTGCCGCCGATCGCCACCGATGACGAATAGCCGCCGCCGCCATTGGCCGACGTGATCCCGCTCGGCCGATCGCCCGGTCCCCAAATGATCTGCCGAACGAGCCCCGTCATATATTGAAGCCCAAGCTCGCCAGGCCAGCGGAGCTGGTGGAATGCATCGGACAGCCGGTTGCCTTCGCTGTTGAGGAACAACCGCTCGAACGCCGAGGCGACGGTATATTCAAGCTCGAGCGTCCCCTTGCCGACCGTCAACGTCGGCTGATCTAGCTCGCCCTCGAACAGTTGGTAAGGATCGGGGACTAGGCCACCCGTCGTCTTGTCGATCACGGCGAACCATACCCGCGTCCGGGACGTCTGGACCTTGGGGTCCGTGAGGCTCGCCGCGTTGGCGACGTCCGTAGGAAGCAGCGTGAAGCCCATCGCCGGGACTTGGTCCCCGATCCCGTCGCCGAACGCGTCCGAGGCGCTCCACACCCCATAGGTAGGATCACGGCCGACGAACGTCGCCGCCGCGCCATCCAGGTTCGGCCATACGACCTCGGACGCGCCGTCGATCACGCGCAAGTTGTAGTTGGGGAGGCGTACCTCGAGGAGAGCGACGCAAATTGGATCGGTCGTCTCGAGCGCCGCGCGCATTTGTGGGGTTAGGCCGACCATCTCAGTTGCTCCCGTATTCCTCGATCGTGAACGACAGCCCGACGAAACGGGAAGGATCGAACGACCAGGTAAACCCGTCTTTGATGAGGAGCCGCCCCTCGATAACAGGTTCCATGTTAATTCGACTGCCCGCCGCGAGGGCCGTCCGCAACCGGGGGAGGATCGGCAGCGCGACAGTCCCGTCTGCGGCGACCTGTGCCTCCCCCGTTGTGCTTGCGAGCATCGCCCGGCCGTCCGCCCGGTAGACGTTGAAGAATTGCCCCTCCCGCCACACGTAGCCCGGCCGCATCCCCTGCAACGATAGGGACGCGACATTCGCCGCTACGGCCGCCGAGACGAGCGGGACGCCGGGCGCGCCGATCTCGAGGCCCGGCTGCGGGAACGGGTAAATGACGCCCTCGGATATCCCGGCGCGAAGGCGCGAGAGGAACACGCGCGCACCAACGCCCCACCGGAGCATGGGCTCGAGCCGGAGAGCCGGCATCTTGACGTTGATCGAGAAGCGGTTCCCCAGGCGATGGATGCGAGGGCCGCCGCCTTGGGGACCGCCGTCGAGGTTGGTCCCATAGTCGAGGTAAGTTACCTCGGCCGTGCTGGGACCAGGCCAGCGGGGGAGGACGATCGGCATTAACCTAAGCTCCTTTGCGCGCGCGCGGTTTGCCGTTCCATCGCGAGCTGCGCGCCGCCGTTCGCGCCTCGCAACGCCGCGTTGTCGTGTCCGGCGTTGATCTTGTCCCAAAACTCCTCGGACGTCATCACGCCGGAGAAATAGATGTTGGTCCCGCCACCACCCGCGCCGCCGCTTTCGGGAACGACGCGGCCGGGGACCATGGGCTCGAACCACTCCGGCTTGCCACTCTCGCCCACCTTGTATCGCTTGCCGGGAACGACAGGCCCGCCGAGCGCGCGGCCGCCGCCGTAGGACGTGCCGCCGCCGGTGACAGTGACCGCCTGGCGGGCCGTCTTATTGCCGCCGATCAGGCCGCTAACCTGGGAGATGATATCGAACAGGCCGGAGATACCGCCGAGAATGTCGCCGCCCTTGAACGCCGACACCATCCCCCGCAGGGAGCCCAGGACGTCCCGCGCCATCCCGGCGAACGCCTCGACGGTTTTTGCTCGCGTGTCCTCGGCGGTTTTCGACAGGTCGGGGAGGGTCGATTTGAAGTCGCCGGCCTCTTTCGTCACCTTGCCGATATCGATCTGCCCCCAATCGTCCATTTGCTTCGCGAGCGCGTCTTGACGATCGCTATCGTAGGTCGGGCCGAGAGCCACTCGACGGCGCGCCTCGTCCGCCTGGTCGGCCGATAGCCCGCCGTTTTTGACGCCGGCCTTCTCAGCTCGGCCGATCACGGAGAGCTTGTTTTGCATATCCACGAGCTGCCGGCTTTCCGGGAACAGCTCGTTAAGGATCGGCGCGAGATCGTCGCGAAGCTGCTTGAACGCGTCTTTCGCCTTGCCCGTCGCATCCTTGACCGGCTTCGTCATCACACCGTCAAGGCGCGCCATGTGCTGCGCGATCCCGTCCACCATATCCGGAATATACGAATGGCCGACGACCGCGTCATAGAGGCTAAAGAAATCGTTCTTAGCGTCCGCGATCCGCTTCTTTAGCGCGTCCCATGCTCCGCCGAGCTGATTGACCAGGTGATCCCAAATACCGGACACCATCCGGCCGAGCGAACCGAGGACACCCGTAACCAGGTCCGCGACAGCCGAGCCGATCCCGCTCGCCGCCGCCTTCACGGCCGCGACGGTATGCGTCCAGGCTCCGGAAAAATTCCCCTGCAATAGGTCGATCACGGCAGACAAGAGGTTGCCGATAACCTTCATTGCGCCGCCGATGACGTCGGCCGCCGCCTTGAATATCCCAAGGAACGCCGGACCGAGAGCGTTCGCCGCGCCCGTCGCCAGGGTCGCAAACGCGCTGCCAAACATCTTGATCGAGTCCCACATCGCGGACAGGATCGTCAGGAGCGGAGGGCCGAGCGTCGATTGAAACGTCTGCCATAGCCCTTGCAGGATAGGCGCGATCGTCCCCCAATTCTGCCAGGCGACATAGCCGGCCGCGACGGCCGCCGCGATGCCGAGGACGATAGGCGCGAAGGGCGCGAGGAGCGGGAGGAAACCACCCGCCGCCGCCGAGGCCGCGCCGAGCGAGGCCGACCAGGCTCCGAACAGCGTAATCAGCGAGCCAATGCCGGAGATCACGGGTCCGAGGACGAGCATGATAGGACCGATCGCCGCCGCAATCGCCGCGCCGACGACCGCGATCTGCGCCGCCGCTGGAGACAGCTCCGTTAGCTTGTCGAGCATATCGGTAACGAACGTCAGGACGGACGTTACGCTATCGAGCAGCCCGGTTTGCCCGATTTGGATCGCCAACGTCTCGAGGGTCCCGCCGAGCTGCTCGAGCTGGGCGTTCAAGCCTTTCATTCGCTCGGCCGATTGCGCGGCCGCGTCCGTCTTTTTGATCCGCGCCGCGATATCGTCGAGGCCCTTCGCGCCTTGGTTCATCAACCCGACCGCCGTCCGCATGGCGTCGGTTCCGAATATCGTTTTGAGGACGTTCGTCTTTGCCTCGTCCGATAGGCCGCCGAGCTTCACCCGGAGCTGTTCGGCGATATCGGCCATCGGGCGGAGCTTGCCCGCCGCGTCGTAGAACGACAGGCCATACTGCTCGATCATCGCCTTTGCTTGCTTGGTCGAGCCGCCGAGCGAATTAAGAAACGTCTTGAACGAGGTTCCGGCGTCCGAACCGCTCGAGAACATGGACGAGGTTCCGGCTAGAACCGCGTTGAAGTCCTCAAACGACACGCCCACCGCGCCCGCCACGCCGCCCGCTTGCGCCATACCGAGCTGGAAGTCGTTAAAGTCGAGCTTGGACTCGTTGACCGCGCCCGTGATCTGGTTGACGAGCGCCGGCAAGTCTTTCGAGGACAGGTGGAACTGGTTCATCGCGTCGGACACGGCGACCGCCGCCGGCCCCAGCTCCGAGCCCGCCGCCGCCGCCAGGTCAACGGCCGCCTTCGCCGCGCCGCCGAGGATGTTCTCCACGGAAACGCCGTTCTTCGCCAGCTCCTCCATGGCTCCGGCCGCCTCCGACGCGGAGAACACGGTCGATTTACCGAGCTGGAGCGCCAGGTCGTTCATTTGCTTCATCTGGTCGCCGGTCGCCTGCGTGGCGATCTTGACCTTAATCATGGCCGCTTCAAAGTTGGCCGCCGTCTTGACCGCCGCGACGCCGATCCCGAGCAACGGCGCAGTGATCCCGGCGGTAAGCCCCGCGCCTACCGCCGTGATCGTACCCCCGACCGCCTTGAATTTAGCGGCCGCGCCCTGGGCGTCGCTTTGCGCCTCGGCGAGCCCCTTTTTCCATCCGGCAGTGCCGAGATTGAGATCAACGCGAAGCGCGCCAATGACGGCCGAGGGCATGTTTACAGGTCCTTTTCGTCCACCAGCTCGATAGAGACGTCGCCGCCCGCCGCCTGGATCGCTTGCATAACGGCGAGCATATCAGCCGGCGTCTGCGGTTCCAATGGCTGGCCCGCGCGTAGGACCGTGTCCAGACCGGGAAGGCGCTTCATCCGGTGGAACGCCTCCCCATACCAGGCAACCGCGACCCGGTGATCCTCCGCCGCCTCGTTCGCCTGGCGACGGCCTTCCATGATGACGGAGAACCGGTGAGGGGTGACGCGCCAAAATAGGTCGGGGTCGAGCCCTTCCCTATTCCACAGCGCCTCTAGGGCTTCCCAGTCCCACCCTTCCGGGGTCGCGGCTTCGTAGGGTTTGCCTTTTTCGCAGCCGCCGCCGCCCTCCGCGTCGTGCGGTTGCCCTCAACCTCGCCCCCCTGGTCCCCATCATTTGCGGGGACCTTGGGGAACGCGCCGATGAACGCTTTCCCGACCGCCTCGGACACGGTCGCCAGGCCGATAACGTCCATCAGCTCGCCGGCCTCGAACAGCGACGTTTCTCGCCAATCGATCAGCGCAGCCCGGAACATCGCCCGCAAGCGCATGACGGACACCCCGCCGCCCGCCAGCTCGGCCGCGATCTGTGGCATAGACATGCCGGGGAATGCCGGCTCGATCTCGGCCATCGCATTGAAGCCGAACGCCAGGACGTAACGGACGTTGCCGACCTCGAACGCGAGGCGAGCCTGCGCGTCCAGGTCCGGCAGCTTCACCGGGAGCCCAAGCTCGCCCGCTTTCCAGTTGTCGAACGCCTGCTGGATGACGCGTCCGGCGAACTCGGTCCCGACCTCTTGCAGCACTCGGCCGGCCTGGACGGGCGACAGCTCGGGGGCATCGTGGAACAGCGCCGCGCGAAAGATGGCGCGGACGGCCGCAAAGGAAGCGCCGCCGGCCTCCATTTGCTTGCCGATCGTCTCGAGCGATTGCCCGCCGAACTCCTCCTCCACAGTGCAAAGCCCGTTTGTCGAGAACTTGGCCTCGACCTCCCGACCCCCCATCGGCACGAACACGCGGCGCAGCTCTTTCTCCGGGACGGCCGTCATGCGGACGCCGCCTCGGTCCGGGTCCCGGTGAACTTGAGCCGAGCCGTACCCGTCATCTTGCCCGCGATCGGGGTCGAGCGGGTATAACCCGTCACCAGGCAAAGGCCCGTGATGACCCAAAATTTGCCGCGCTCGGCCGCCGGAATTGCCATCTTGTAGAACACGGCATCCGGGGAGAGCATCGCCGCCTGCATGGCGAGATCGGTCGGACCGCCCGCGACGAGGTTCGTCTCGATGTCGGCCTCGCCGCTATCGATCAGCGTCTTGATCCACTCGCGCCGCTGATCCGGCGACTGCATATGAGTGACCTCCTCCGTATCGGCCGTGTCAGCCGGAGGCGTAAGTGCGGTGACTTCCGACCAATCGATCCCATCGCCACCGGTCGCGAGTAGAGCCGCCGTTGCGGCGCAAGAGAATTTCGAGCCGAAACCCGTCTTTGCCTTGCTAGGTGCTACTGCCATTTCAAACCCCTTCGTCGGTATGAAGCAACGCGAAATCGGTCCGCGCGCGGTAGACGTATAGCGTATCCGTTTGGTCGCCGCCATCGTTCGGGCCATCAACCTCCGTGGCCCGCGTGAACCGAACCCCGGCGACCGTGTCCTCCGGTTGCAGGATGCCGATCGCGATCTCGGCGATATCGCTCGCCTCTTGCGACGATACGACCGAATAGACGTCCAGTTGCAGCCGCGAGCTTGCCATGTCGGAGCCCGTATAATGGTCCGGTCGATCTCGCGTGATGAACGTCGCCACAGCGCGCGGGAACGGAGTTTCCTGCAACGAAACGCCCCAATCGAGCCGATCGCCTATAGCGTCCACCCAAGCGGGATCGCCCTCGAGACGGGCGACGATCGCGGAACCTACATCGGCCATAAAACGTGTTCCATGCTTTCGAGGGATTGATCGTCGGGAACCGGACTAGCCCCTAGCCTGCTTTGCCAGCTTGCGGGCGCGCCTTGCCGCCGCCTTGTCGATCTCCGGCCATAGCCCATCGGCGATGCGCTGGATCGTATTCATGGCCTCCGCATCGAACGACGGGCGCATGTAGGGATCGGGGGCCTGGTCGAACTTGCCGAACTCCTCCGTTATTGCCGCCGGGTCCTGCCCCGGCCCCATATAGATCGTGACGCCGTCCTGGGCGTCGAGCCGGAAGGCCCCGCCCGATCGGCTCGCCTTGGCGCGCTGCGACTTCGCAAGGGACGTGCCGACATGGATCGAGCGTTTCAGGAAGCCCCGGCGAACGCCGACCAGGGCGCGAGCGTGATCGGCCATAGGCTCGAGCGCCTTCGTGCCGACGCGGCGGAGGACGTTTTTCCCGAGCGTCTTACCGAGATCGTAAAAGGTATCGTCCAGCTCGCGAAAGCCGGAAAGCTCGACCGAGCCGCTATCCGTTAGCGCCATCGCCGACCGCCAGGACTTCCAGGTCGCGGCGAGGGTCGCGCGTCCCCGGACGGACAGACTTGATATCGTACCGCTTGCCCGTCTCGAGGAGGATCGCAACGTCGCCGGTATCCAGACCGTCGAGATCGGGTTCGCGGCGCACCGTAATGACAATCGGGGCGGTTGCCGCGTTCTCCGCGTTTGCGAACCGCTCAGTCCCCTGCCCGCCGAGGACGTGACAGGGGACCAGGTCGGCGACCAGGACGTCCGCGCCAGGGACGCGCGAGCGGCCGTCCCGCGAGGGAACGCCCGGCCGCACGAACTTGACGAGACTATCCAGGTCGCCGGACCGCATTACTTGCGGCCGCGCCGGGGAGCTGCCTCGGCCTGCGCCGCCTCGGCCTGCGCCGCCACAGTCTCGGCGGGGCTCGGCTCGGACGTCGTCTCGGGTTCGGCCGCCTCGCCGTTGGACTCCGCGAGCGTCTCGTCCTCCAGCTTCTCGGCCGGCTCGATATCGATGGCCTCGAGATGGCCGAGAGCGATCTCGTCCTCGATCTGCTTGTCCGTCATGGTGTCCGCCTCGGCCTCGTTAAGGGTCGAGCCTTTCGCCTTGCGAACGGTTCCGCGCACGTATTGGACGCGGGCCTTGAGCTGCTGCGTCTTGCGATCGAATTTCGACACGTCGTTTTCTCCTCTACGCTATGCCGGACGGGCGAAAGTCCCGGCAAGCATCCTTAACACCGAACGGCAGCTCCGCCACCGACGTTCCCACGATTGCGCCCTCGTGGTTCTCGAACCAGGTCCCGACAAGCAGCATGACAGCGCGGAGGAGGAGCTGCGGGATCGGAACCGCTACCCCCTCCTCCCCGTCCGGCAGCGGACCGAAACCCGCCAGATAGCGCACCTCGGCGAAAGCGGGGGCGGCCAGGGTAGGCCACGATCCGCCGCCGTAGATGTGCCACCGGTTGCCGATCGGACCGACCGGGACGAACGCGTCGTCCAGGTCGATTAGCTGGCCGCTCGAGAGGTAGCGGACGCCCTCGACCGAATGCACCGGCCCGAACTCGCAAACGATCGGCCCGGCCGGATCGGCGAACCGGTCGAGCGTTTGCACGACGACACGCCTGGTAAGGGCGCGTCCCGTGTAAAGCTCGACCCGCTCCCGAGCGGCAACGATCAGCCCGGCGATCTCCTCGTCCCGAAAGTCGGTCCGAACGCCGAGATGCTTTTTCGCCTCCGCCAGGGAGACAGGCTCGCCGACCAGGTCCAGCATGGCCGCTTACCGGCGCTTGCGCGGGGCAGGAGGAGCGCCGGTCGCGCCGCCGGTCGCCGCGCCGGTCGAGCCGTCGCCGCCGTTGGACGTGTCGGAGCCGTCGCCATTGACGCCCTGGCCCTCGGTCGAGCCACCCTCGCCGCCGCCTTCGCCGCCGCCCGTACCGCCGCCCGCCGAGCCGGTATCGCCCGCGCCATCCGTTCCCGCGCCGTCATTGCCGGAGCCGGTCCCGGTTGCCGGGCCAGCCGCCCCGGCCGCCTTCGCGCCTTTCGCGCCGGACTTGGCCTTGCCGCCGCTCGCGCCCTTATTGGCCGGGGCGTTGCCGTTATCCTTATTGCGAGGAGCGTCCTCTTTCACCCGCTGCACGATCCCGGAGCGATCCTCCGGCGTGTCGTTCATAAGCGCCTGCATTGCCTTCTCCGCTTCCGCGCCCTTGGGCGTTAGCGCCCCCGAGCGGACCAGGTGGATTGCGTCAAGGGCCGATAGCTTGCGCGTGTCGCCCGTCACGTAATCCTTGTCGCCCGACATTTCGCGCCGGACATCGAAATCGTATTCCATGCCGTCTCTCTCCGTACACTCCGACGACACCGCGCCGCCGGTCCCTAAAAACAAAGGGGACCGGACCAGCCGGCCCGGCCCCCTTCTCCCCGCGCGCTTGGCAGTGGCGCGGATTGTCGATCGCCAGCCCGGTTAGGGGTTGGCAGGATCGAGCAAGGTCCAATCGAGATCGCCGTAAATGAACGCTTCCGGACGGTAGACCGCCAGCGCGAGCCGCTCCTCGGCGAGGATCGTAACCAGGTTGTTGACGAAATCGTCCTCGTTCTCGGTCGAGAGCTGGACGCGCGCGACCCAGCGATCGAACAGCTGTGCGCCGAGCCGGAACGCGCCGGTCAGGAACTTACCGGCCGTGATAGCCGGGGTTTCCACGACCGGGAGACGCCACAGACGGAGCGGCGCGTCGCCCTGAGGCTGGCCGATCAGATAGGCGCCCTTAGGCTTGCCGTCCGCGTCACGATCGACGCGCATCATCTCGATACGCGCCCAATCGATCGGGTTGATGACGATCCCCGTCGCCGGGAACTCGGCGATAACCGCCTGGAGGATCGCCATCCGGATTTGATCGATCGGCGAGAGCGCATCGCCGACAGCCGCCGGGGGATTGAACGCCTGCGCCTGCGGCACGATGCCGAGGAGATGCTGCCCCGTGCCGTCGCCGTACAGGATTTCGGCCTCCTCGCGGAAAGCGAGCCCGTACAGGAGATTGTTGTCGATCAGCGACCGGAGCTGCGGCGCATCGTCCAGAACCTGGCGCGACGCCTTCATGAAATGGGCGATCACCTTGGCAGTGGTATCGACCAGCGCGAGCTTGAGATCAGACTGCGGCTTGCGCGCGCCTTCCGCCACAACGGCCGCGTTGTTCGTGTAACCCGACTGCCGGACGTACTGCAGCGAGTTGCCCGCCATCTGACCGGGCGTGATAAGATCGCGCACGACCAGCCGACGCTGCGGCAGCGTCTGGATACCCGAGAGCCGGGTCGGCGCGACGGCCGAGCCGGCCGAGCCGTCCGCGTTGGTCGTCGCGAGGGTGATAGTCGCCTTCGTCTCGACGGTTGCGCGACCGCGACCGCCCTTGTCGCCGATCAACGACTTGAACTCGTCGCTTTCAACGAACGCGTTGCCGAGCGTCTTGACCTCGTCGTCCGACGCGCCCGACTTCTTGAGCGCCTCGATCGCCTGGCCGAACTCGGTAAGCTGCTGCTCCGATCCGTTCATTTTGGAGATGAGGTTATCGACCGTTTCCTTGAGGCCGGCCGGAATATCGCCGAGCTTCTTGACGGCCTCGACGGCCTCGGTCGCGGCCGACTTGGCCTCGTCCCGCGCCGTGTTGACGGACTTTACCAGGTCGTCCGCGATCTGCTCGGGCGTCCGCTTCTCGCCCGTTGGGTTGTGACCGTTGCCGTCGCGCATGAACCGACCGCGCGCGCGCTCGGTCGGCGACATGGTCGCCCCAAGCGCGTACATACGACCAGCCGAGAGCGCCGCGACCGACGTCATCGAACCGAACTTCTTCATGGTCCCGCCTTTCCCTAGTTGGCCGCCGAAAGGCCGGCCGAGAGTTGCTTATAGAACGCCTCGGTTTCGGACGCCATGCCCTTTGTTTCGGGCTCGCCGACACGTTCGAGGATCGGTTTCGCCGCTTCGCCGATCGCCTTTGCGAGATCGGCCTCGAACCCGACCTCGCGCAACACGCCGACCAGGTCCGCAATGGAGGGGTGAACTCCGCCCTCGAGCA